GTATCCACGTTGTTGTTCGGAGGTCATTGTCAATTGGTTCCAGATGTGCATCCAGTCACCATATTGACGATCAATTCTTTGACCTCCAATTTCGACTTCGACTTGAGCGATCAATTGCTCTCCAGGGAAGTCCAACCAACGGGCATACACACCAGTGTTTTGTCCGCTGGAATAGTTTCCGAGACCCATAAGTTGGTTGATCTCGGGAAGAGTAACTTGTAAATATGTGCGGTAAGCAAGATCTCCGTTTCTGGAGATCACACATTGGACACGACGTCCGAAATCGGCTTGACCGTTGAATGTTTGTTCGATTGATTCGATGGCAAAGTTAGTATATCTACGATAAGTAACTTTCCAGAAAGTAATTTGAGGATTACCTGTACATTTCCTCTACCTTATCTTTCGATAAGGATTAGACTATATCTTATGAAGAATTCAAATTTATTTTATCTATTTGCGAAGTTAACAAAAATTCTTCCGAAAACCATTTAGTCGTTGAACCTTCTTCTTTAAATTTTCCTAGTTTTTTAACAATATAATTTATTTGATTAATGTCAATATTTTTTTTTGCTGAATTGTAATTTATAGTCACTGGCATCATATTAGACCAATGCCAACACTTTAATTTATCATCTTCAACCGTCAAATTATATTTACACACCGGTATAATATGATCTATCGACCAGTATGTGCCATAATTATCCCAATTCATATCTTCAGTGAAATTATATTCTAACCATTCTCTGAAATACTGAATATTACAACCTATGTAATTCATAGTGGATGTATTTTTAGTTAGAACACATCTTAAACGGGCAGCTAATGATTTTTTTATTCTGTAGTTCATATTCGTATTGTGTGCTTTTCTACACCACTCCGTCTTTTGTTCTGTCAAAAATGATGGATAACAAGATAAACAAATTTTTTTTTTATAGAACTTTTTAAGTTTTGCGAAATTTTTTAAAGGTTTTTCTTCATTACATTTTTCACATGTAACCATAAAAGTTTCGGCTTTTGTTTTTCTTAAATTTTGCTTTCGTATTTTATCCATATCATTTGAACATTTTTTACATACATTGGAATATCTATTATTTTCATTGTATTTTCTGAAGTCATTGATTTGTCTAATATTTTGACATTTAACACATTTCTTGGTTATTATTTCTGTATCTGTTTCCATTATTATTAATAATATGTTTAATATTTATATTGTTTAAAACTATAAGTTTAATGAAGCTTGGATGCTCATTGCCCATTTCAATTAAGTTAATACTTAACATCATCTTATTCATTATTACTATACCCAAGTTTTTTCTCTTGGCCACAACCTTCTCTCAAAAGTTGCTTAGTAGAATAAGCTTTAGGGGTTTCAAGCAGTTTGATTTTCTCACTAGGGTTATTCTAATTAAGCATTGCTTAATTTCCCTAATTAACGTCCGTGGTTCTAAAAGAATCCACAAATGGGTTTATGAATATCTTATTTTTTCGATATTCCCCGACGTTTTTCTACCCTACAGGCTTTTAAGGTATACGTCCTGAGCACCATAAGCGACGAGTTGCATTAATCCACCTCCCATTTTATAATATGGCTAAAGAAAAAAAAATTTTGGAAAATAATTTAATTAATTAATTATTTTAAAATTAATTAATTTTGTAATTTTCTACTTTTTATCTATGAAAAATTTTATTTAAGTCTAAATTGCCGTTCATAAATTTTAATAAATATGAGTCTTCTAGCACCTCTTTTTTACCTTCATGGCTTTTTGAGAATATATATGATTCACCTCGTTTTTTCACACACCAACCCTGCTCGATAGAATTATAAAGTAGAAGCATTTTTTGGAATTTGATTGCGTCCAGTTTCAATTCTTCATTTTCTAAATCTTTGAATGAGTCAAGATTGATTTTAAATTCCATTAAATTAATTGTATAAAAGTTTAATTATCTTTGAACTTATTACTTGGAATAAGTAATAAAATAATTTATAAAGCTATGAAAATAGATATACTGCTAAACAAATAAAATAAATTAAAATTAATAACAAAAATTTAAATAAATAATTTCTCTATATTATAAATTAAATAAATATCCATTTAAATATTAAAAGGGTCATGCCATCTTTTAAACCAAAATCAAATAAAAAGATAAAATTCAATAAAAAATCAGCCATTACGCTTGATACAAAGCATAAGGAATTCTTAAATGAATTCTCAAAAGATGAAAATACAATAATAGATCATAAAGTTGAAATAGCTGAATTAAATAAAAAGCTTCTTGAAAATGAAGAGTTAAATATTGAAGAAAAATTGGAAATAAATGACCGTATAATTGAATTAAAGGAAAATATAAAAGAGAGAAAAAATAAAAAAAAGGATTATTTACTTGACAATTCAAAATATATATTTGAATATTTTGAAAATAAAAAAAATATTTCAACTGGTGTAAAATCACAAACCGTTACAAATAAATCAAAAGTTGTTAGTAATTTTTTTAAAATAAAAGATGAAATTGATAATGAAGTCATTGTAAGTCAAAAAGATAATAATAATATTGTTTTAAAATATTTAAGTAATGTCAGTGATGATTTTCTGGACATTAATAATTTTGTATATCAAACCGATATATGTCAATTTTGTCATAAGGGAGAATTAATACCTCTTGAAGAAGATGGAATAATGATTTGTAATATGTGTTCGAGAAGTATACCTTATCTTATTGAGAATGAAAAACCATCCTATAAAGAACCTCCAAAAGAAGTATGTTTCTATGCTTATAAACGCATTAATCATTTCAAAGAGATCCTCGCGCAATTTCAAGGTAAAGAAACAACACAAATTCCTCCGGATGTTATTGAAAATATTAAATTACAAATCAAAAAAGAGAGAATTTCAATACATCAAATTACTAATGTGAAAACTAAAGAAATACTCAAAAAATTAGGATATAATAAATATTACGAACATATACCATTTATTAAAGATAAATTAGGAATTAAACCGCCTATTATGTCACCAGAACTTGAAGAAACTCTTTGTAATTTATTTGTAGAATTACAATCACCTTATTCTAAATTTTGTCCGGATGATCGTGTTAATTTTTTAAATTATTATTATACGGCATATAAATTATGTGAACTTTTAGGTGAAAACCAATATTTGGAGCATTTTCCAATGTTAAAAGACCCAGAAAAACGTATGGAACAAGATGTAATATGGAAAAAAATTTGTGTTGAATTAAATTGGGAATTTATACCAACTGTGTAATATTTATAACGGTGTAATATTTATAACGGTGTAATATTTATAACTGTGTAATATTTATAACTGTGTAATATTTATAACTGTGTAATATTTATAACGGTGTAATATTTATAACGGTGTAATATTTATGATTTATATAAATTAAATTAAATCATAAATTAATTTGGTCTATAAGGAAAAAGTGTTAGCATATTAGTATTATAAATAGAATTATTCGGGTCACTATTATTGGCTCCTACTCCATTACCAAAACACATGGCTCCTCCACGGTATTTACGAGTTTTTCTACCGCGTCTTTTTTTTGTAATTCTTCTACGCCTTTTTCCGCCGAAAGAATTACTTCTGCTATATTTGCTGTGAATATCACGTGGATTTAATTCATGTATATCAAGCGGTCCTCGAGAATGAATTGAGTCGTTCAAATCATATATATCAAGCGGCCCTCGTGATTGAATTGAGTCGTTCAAATCATATATATCAAGCGGCCCTCGTGATTGAATTGAGTCGTTCAAATCATGTATATCAAGCGGTCCTCGAGAATGAATTGAGTCGTTCAAATCATATATATCAAGCGGCCCTCGTGATTGAATTGAGTCGTTCAAATCATGTATAAAAAGTTGCCTTTGAGAAGGAAATGATTTACTCATATTTAATTCATCTTCGTAATCTGTTTGTGGAATAGGTTCTATATCTAAATGTTTGAATGGAAATCGACTTTCATAACGACGATTATTTCGTAAACCATGTTTCATAGTTTTATGACGATGTCTTTTGTTCTTTCTATGTTTCGTATGTATTATTACCATTTTATATATATTACAATTAGATTTAAATGTGTATCATTATTATACTTCATTTCTTACATATAACATACTCATATATTTACACCCTTGAAGATTTGAAATGGTACAGCATTTTACAAGGCTACTGCGTTTCGCAAATCTTTTCAGATGAACCGGGTGAAATTTACAACAAGACATCCTAAAGGGTCCCCGTTTTTATAAGTTATAAAATCTTCATTGGTTTAAATCATTTTCATAAAAGCATAATTTTTATATTTTTATAAAATCAACAAAGTCGCCTTACCATTTATGGTCTAAAATCCCCCAGGAAATTTTACTAGGTTTAACCCAATACCTGCGCCGGCTCCAGTTCTGGCACTGGCCCCCATCGATGGAATATAAGTGTCAAGAATGCTAAATGTAGCAGCGGCAGTCAAGGCAATCAAAACAATTTCCTCAATATTCAAGGATCGTTTAGGAATAGCATAAGCAGCAATAGCAACCATTAGACCTTCAACAAGATACTTGATAATTCTCTTAACAAGTTCGCCAACGTTAATTAAACCGTCCATTATACTAAATGTTAAGAAAAAATAATTAATGCGCTAAATAACTTAAAAATAAATAATTAAATTAATTAAAATGGATCGTTCTAAAAACAAACAATCTAAAAAACCTGGTTTTGAGAGAAAAATGAATAACGGTAATGTAAATCCTAAATATGTTGATTTATTAGAAGAAGACAAACCGATTGCCGGACAAAAATTTGTTTGTATGTCTTTTGTTTCTCCTGAAAAAATCCTTAAGGAAAAGGAAATATTCTTTTTTGAAGAATTCCTAAAGAACTGGGAGTTTAATAAGTCGATGGAAAAATTCTTACAATTTATTAATTTTATTTCATACAAGTACAATGTATCATTTGAAGATTTAAATAAGGACTTTAAAGACTTCGTTCAAGAAGAGAAGGCTAATTTATCAAAAACAAGTTTATCGGATGATTATAAAACCTATCTTGACAATCATGAAGAGGAATTACAAAAGAAGTTTGATGTTGAACATAATTTCCAAACAAGCACACGAGGATTGAAGGTTAGAGGCGTTTATCCTACTGAGGAGGAAGCTGAATTGAGATGTAAGATGTTAAGAGAGATTGATCCAAATCATGATATTATGGTGGGTCCAGTCGGTTTGTGGATGCCATGGGATCCAGAAGCATATAAGACAGGTCGGGTTGAATATATGGAAGAAGAACTGAATCAATTGATGCATGAGAAACAAAAGAATGAGGCGAACGCAAAGGCTGCCTTCGAACAACGCGTGAAAGAAACTAAACAACAAGCAATTGAAGAAAATATTAAGAAGGCAGAAAAGTCAGGCAATACATTATCACAAACAATTGATGAAAATGGTAATTTAATTGGCGTCAATAACGCAAGTACTAAAGAATTCGCACTAGGCGAACAAGAAAACATTTCAACTGCTGATATTTGTAAGGAATTATTCGAAGGTGAAAATATTGTTGTAGGAAAGTCTGATTACGGACAAAGTCAATTGAAATCAGGACCATTTGCTAATAAGAAATAAATATTTATAAAATAAAAAGCAATAAAATAAAAAGCAATAAAATGTGTAAATATTAATAATAACTTAATAATATTTAAATAATAGTTCATATATTATTAATATGGAAAAAACCTGTTTTGTGTTAATTACAGATACATTATATTTTGGAAAAGCTATAACTACAATACAAGATTTAAGAAGAATTGGATGCTGGGATGGTGATCTAGTATTGATTTGTATTGATTTTGAATTAAATGAAACAATACAAAAACAATTCAATATAATAGAAGCAAAATTTCCACAAATTGATAAATCTAAATTGATTCAAAAAATAGGACCGAATGGTTTTTCAAATAGTGATAAAAGAGAGATACATAAATTGAATCAATGGGAAAAATTACATGTATTTGATGACTATTTCTTACAATGGAATAGAGTAGTATATTTAGATTCCGGTTTAAGAGTCCTAGACAACGTAAAGTATTTATTAGAACTAGATTATAAAGATCATATTTTGGCTCCGAATGATGCCTCACCAAATTTTAGACCAGATCAGATTTTTAAATATCAAATTAGTTATGACAATGAAGACATGGTAAATTTATTAAAAGCGGATTTAGGAGAAGAAATTTTTGAGAAACATCATATGTTAAATTGTATGTGGATTTATGATACAAATATTTTAAAAATATGTAACAAAGACATGTTAATAGAAGCAATGAATAAATATATTTTGTGTAAAACAAATGAAATGTGTCTAATGAATATAATGTTACATTTTAAATATGGGTTATGGAAAGAATTCCCATTAAAAGCATCTAATGGTAAATATTTATTTGAATGGTGTGAATTAAATCATTCGCATCATACTACATGGAGGGATTATTGTTTTATTAAATATCCAGTAACAATTAGACTAAATGAAATACCTATTCTATGAAATACCACCGGTTCTTGATTCAACATAATAAGATAACTCATTTACAATATAAGCATGTTTAATATTAGGTAAACTAAATATTCTATAGCAAAATACACAATCTTCTTTAGTATGAAATTCTGGTTCTTCTGGAAATTTTATTATATCTAAAATACATTTTTTCACAGTAGCTTGTGAATGATGAATCTTATCATTATGATTATGTGAATGATTATGAGTTATACAACCCGACCAACACTTTATTAATGTATTTGTTCTTACATTCATATCTTCAATTTTTTGAAACATATTAGTATCACTATATGGTTTTGTTTGATAATTATGTAGTATAATATCACTATCATATTTTTGAATAGTATCTAATAAAATTTCTATTCTTTGCGGATGCATAATATCATCAGCATCCATAAATGTAACATAATCCATATCTAATAATTGTGAAATAGCATTATTTCTATTCTGAGCCGCACTAAGTTTTTCATTTGTCACAAATATATCTAACTCAAAATTATATTTTTTAATTATGTCAAGTTTATCTGTTGAAGAGCAACTAACCGCAACTCTATTCGGAACAATTGTCTGTGCTTCAATTGAATCCAATAAATATAATAAATTATTAATATGACCATAATAACATGGAACAGCGACACCTATTTTCATTAAGATATTAAACTTAAATATGTTTAAGTATATTTACATTAGAATTAATTAAATAAATTTTATATTAAAAATATATAAAAATAACATATATTATAGTATATGAAGGATATTTATACAATGAATTTCATTATGTTATACTTAAAATTATCACTAGTTGTTGGATTGGTTATGGGAAGCAATTTTGATCCAGCTAGTTGTTTTGAAAACTTTATATCCCATTATGGGGTTAAAATTGAACCCATTAATTATGAATTTAGAAAAAGTTTGTATAAACAAGAGCAAAAGAGAATTCTAGCACATAATAATGCTAATAAAGGTTGGAATGAAACAATGAATCCAATGACAATCCTCACTGCTAGTGAAAGAAAACAGTTTTATGGATATTCTAAAGGTGTTTTAAGACCTATTAGTCCAATCAAAAATATGAATTCAGAGTCAATTGATTTAAATTTATTGCCTAAGAGTGTTGATTGGAGAAGTAAAGGGGTTATAACAGCCGTCAAATCGCAAGGTGGATGCGGCAGTTGTTGGGCTTTTGCTTCTACCGCAGTAATTGAATCGCATGTCGCTATTAATACAAATAAATTATATGATTTATCACCACAACAAATTGCTACTTGTGCTCCTAATCCATTAGAATGTGGAGGTAAAGGAAATTGTCAAGGAGCAACTGCTGAATTAGCATTTGATTATGTCGCAAGTTCAGCAGGGTTATATGATGAATTCCAACTTCCATATACGGAATATTACGGGGTCGAATCAACATGTGTTTTACCATCGGATACACCTAGAGCTACCATTTCAGGGTACATCAAATTAGAAGAAAATAATTACGAACAATTGATGTATGCTGTAGCTACTGTTGGACCAATTGCTGTTTCAGTGGATGCGAGTAATTGGCATTCATATTCTTCAGGAATTTTTAACGGGTGTAATCAAACTAATCCTGATATTAATCATGCTGTTGTTCTTGTAGGATATGGTACCGATTATATGTCCGGTCAGGATTATTGGTTAGTAAGAAATTCATGGTCTGCCTCGTGGGGCGAATCTGGTTATATCAGATTATTGCGCCAAAAAATAACTGCTTATGACGATGATGATGAAACCTGTGGAATGGATATAACTCCTCAAGATGGAACTGCTTGTGCTGGAGATAATCAACCAGTTAAAGTATGTGGAACCTGTGGAATTTTATATGATTCATCCTATCCTACTGGTGCCAATACAATATAATTTGTTGGATAAAAATTTTATAATATGGTTTTTCAATAACTTCAATAATATTAGACCTATTGAAAATATAAATGATACAAAATATATTTAAGTAATTATATTGTAATTTCTTGAAAATCTTTAATATTTATTTGCGATATATGCACACCACTATATATAGTGTTTCTTAAAGTTCTAAATTTAATTAAATTTATATCTTTTATTTCAATATTATTTTCAATACATAAATTAATCATTTTAGTTATATTTTTTTTCTCATCATCACGAATATGACTTCTTTCATCGCGTAAAAAATGAGCATTATATAATTGTTGTCTTCTGTCTGAATTATATTTCATTTTTCTAGATATATTTTCGCTTAACTCTTTTAATGATTTCAAATTAAGTGTCATTCCTTTATATTTTTCAACTAATAAGTCATATTGTTTTCTTGCTCTCTCCCTTACCTCTGGATATGAAGCATATGCTGATGGTAAAGTATTTCTTAAAAAAGTGTCATCTTGGGATATTTCAACATCCTTCATTCTTCTATATTTAAAATAATCTAATTCTAATTTTATGAATTGTGTTAAAAATTCTAAATTATTATTATATTTAGGATTTATAAATAAATCATCGTATTCATTTTCTTCTTTAATAGTTTCTTTAATAAATTCTTGTAACATATTATTATTATAAATAAATATTTAAGTTATTTATAAAATATAATTATCTCTGATAAAATTTTTATTTAATAAACTAAATAACAATATAATCCATTAAAATATTTATTATATTGTTATTATTTATCTTTTTACCAATTAGAAGTTTTCTTTACACTTATTCTAGGCCCTGCGCCTCGTTTTTTATTCTTGGCGGGATCATATTGCTCCTCTTGGTCTTCATCAGGCAATCCCTTTGACAATTCCCAGAATTCTTTTGAACCCAATCTGAAGTCATTATGATTGTCGGCCTTATAATAAAATACTTGATCGTTTAATTTATTAGATTTAGAGTTATTATTAATAACAAGACATTCATAATTTTCCGTACATTGATCCATTACCTGGCAAAAGGCTTCAAATGTTGGAAACATACCAGCATAATTCTCATAAATACGCTTTCTATTCGCAATATAATTCTCTCGAAGAATAAAAACATAATCTATATTGGTTCTTAGTGTAGGTGGAATACCTAATGGATATTGCATTGTGATAACTAACATTACTTTCCAGTGTCTCAATAATACCGCTTTCATTTAGACATTTATTTCTAAAATCATAAAACCTATACTTTTTAAATGGGTATAGCATTCTCTCGAATGGGGTTAGACTATATCTTAAGATATCATCGAAGCCGGTTTAACTTCTCAATCCCACGGGCGTTTAGTCGTTGAACAATCATCATATCCTTACCATAACGGACTTAGATGACTTGCTGCGGATTATCTCTATTTTATACCTTTTTACTATACCTTATGTGATTAGCATAAGCCACTATTATATTTCTACAATAGTTTAGTAGTATAAACCTTCAAAGAAGTCTAAGTTCTTAATCAAGATTTTTCCGCAATTTGGACGTGTCGCATATTGCTTTAACAATATACTAGCCATTCTTTTGAAATGACTTTGGCAAACATTTTACCATTCATGAAAAGTAATCGCATTAATTTATCGCGAGACCATGTATTATCATATAAACAATCATCTAATATAACAAATGCTCTCGGGTCAATAGTGGATCGTTTATATGTTTCCATCTCCTTTTTAACCTGTTTTAACACAGTTCTCTGACGCTTTAAGATATTCTCAATAATTGCCGAGTTATATTCATTATGAATAAACAACCGCGGCACCATTTTGCCGTAAAAACCGTTACCTTCTTCTGTTCCTGATATGACGGTTCCGATTGGAATGTCCTGTTGATACCATAATAGGTCTCTGACTAAAAATGACTTACCGGTATCACGCTTACCAATTAAAACTACTACTGGACCCTTATTTTCATTTGGTTTAAATTGGATACTTTTCATATCAAATTTTCTTAGTTCCAGAGTCATTATATATTATTTTAAAAAGAAATTTAAATACAAATTTAACGCTAAATATAATTATTTATAATACATATACATGAATTTGGATAAGAAATATAAATAAAATGTTTTTAAAATAACTCCTAAACTAAACGAATATAACCTGAAGTTTTAAGCATTTTAGAGTGAATAAAACATTTAGTTAAATAATTAGTTAAAAACACATTTAATTTATATTTTAATTCACTAAAGATGTTTACGATTCATTATCAAAAAAGGAAAAATACTGAACTATTTAAGTGTTTTGAAGAGCCTACATCGCTGTTTCTCTCGAAAACTCAAAACTATATACCTATTTACACCAAATTTTTCAATTTGAATGATACAAATTACAATAGTATTAATCTGAATAATAAATGGTTTATTTCAAATATAAATCCCGAAGGAGAAATAGAAGATAATTATAATCTTTTTATGTGTAGAATTAAGAATATTGAGAATAATAAAGTGAAGGATAGAGAAGTATTTTTTAAAATGGCCCCTTTATTAGATCCATATAAGTATATGATTGGTAAATATGACATAGCCAATCCTAAATTATTTAATTTACCACAATTAAATTCGACTCTAGAAGATTGTAACGCTAAATTTATTGACGTAAATAATTCTGCTTATGTGGACGGCTTATTTTTATTTTTATCTAGTCAATTGATACATACATTTAAATTCATCCATGGTGTAGACTATTATGGATCTTTTTTGGCAATTAAAAATGATTTTAAAATAAATGTTTTTGATGATATCGATTATCTAAATAATTCTGATTTTTTTAATAAAAACAAGAATATTCTATTTACAATAGATGAATACGATCACTTATTTCAACAGGAGCAAACAAAATTAGAACCATTAACAATAGGTAATAATATAAGTTTAAAATCAATTACCTCTGTTAATAATGAAATTTTTGAAAACGTATTTGAAGATGAAAATACGATTGATTTAAATGAGCTAAAGGATATGTCGCTCGATTTAATTGATATAACAAATTCAAATATGTTAACAGAACACCATGTTACGCTTAAATCAAACTCAACCTGTTCTTCAAGATCATCTCATACAAACGATGATGAGTTAGATGATTGTGACAATTGTTATGAAGATAATGAAGTTTTAGATTCGGGATCTGAAAAATATGAAGATATAAAAAGTGATGGTAGTGGCAAAAAATCTAAAAATACTGAAGATAATTTAGATGAGACCGAGGAAGAATGGGAGGAAGAAGATGAACGAATTAATGTTACAATCCCAAAATTTCCAGTTCAAGTTATAGGAATGGAATACTGTGAAAATACTTTTGATGATTTAATATTGAATAATGATTTAACAGAAGACGAATGGTTGTCAGCATTTATGCAGATAATTATGATTCTAATTACATATCAAAAAGCGTTTAATTTCACACATAATGATTTACATACAAATAATGTAATGTATAATGAAACCGATAAGAAATATTTATATTATTGTTACAAGAAAAAATATTATAAGGTCCCAACATTTGGTAGATTATTTAAGATAATAGATTTTGGTCGTAGTATTTTTAAATTTGACGGAAAAGTATTTTGTAGTGATAGTTTTCAAAATGGCGGAGATGCTGCTACCCAATATAATACTGAACCTTACTTTAATGAAAAGAAACCAAGATTAGAACCAAATTTTAGTTTTGATTTATGTCGATTAGCGTGTTCTATTTTTGATTATGTTATTGATGATATTGAAGAAATAAAATGTTTAAGTAAAATAAATGACCCAATTAAATCCTTAATTGTCGAGTGGTGTTTAGATGATAATGGTGTTAATATGCTTTATAAAAATAATGGAGTAGAGAGATATCCTGATTTTAAATTGTATAAAATGATAGCAAGATGCGTACATAATCACACACCTCAAGCTCAATTGGAACGCCCAGAATTTGATAAATTTTCAAAATTTAACGGAGATATTAAGAACATGGATGAAGTTATGAATATAGACAAAATTCCGTCACATATGTAAAATTATATTTTTATATTCTATACTTCGTTATAAAAATTATAATATATTTTATTAATAATATATAATATATTATGGATAATTTTGGGTTTATTATAATAAGACATGTTAACTCAGAAAAAACGAATAAATACTGGAATCATAATGTTAAATTATTAAGAACTTTATATCCTTCGATAAAAATTGTCATTATTGATGATAACAGTAATTATGATTTTGTAAAATCAGAATTTGAATATCCAAATGTAGAAATTATTCAATCAGAATTTCCAGGTAGAGGTGAGTTATTGCCTTATTATTATTATTTAAAGCACAAATTTTTTGAAAATGCCGTAATTATTCATGATAGTGTGTTTTTACACAGAAGAATAAATTTCGAAAAATTAAATGGCACACCTATAATACCATTATGGTTTTTTTATTCAGATACAGAAAATATAGAAAATACAAAGCGAATAGTTCGTCATTTGAAAAATAATATTGTTGTCAATAATATGATTACGAAAGAGTTGAATATATTAGGATTGAAAAGTAATAAATGGATCGGTTGTTTTGGTGCCCAATGCTATATAAATTTGACATTTCTTCAGACAATACAAGCAAAATATAATATTGAAAATCTAATTAAAGCCGTAACCTGTAGACCTGATAGATGTTCGTTGGAGAGAATATTTGGCGTAATATTTTGTATTGAATCGTCTAGATTAATTTCAAGAAAATCATTATTGGGTAATATCATGACATATCAGCAATGGGGATATTCATTCGACCAATATATGACTGACTTAAAAAAAGGCACTTTACCGCGCTCCACGATTAAAGTTTGGACGGGGCGTTAAATCCACCTTTGGAAAAGGTAGAGCCAAAAATTATAAATTCACTCCTATATTTTTGGATATATAAAATGGTTGTTGTAAATTATTAAATTATATATTTTAACTCTTATATAATTTGACTTCATCTTTTCAAAAGGTGGTATTAAAACCCAGGATTATCAGTAAAAACTGGTGTAAATGCTTTACCTGTACCACCTTTTATAACTGGATTTACTTGATCCATCACGAAATTTGCTATTATTACACTAAAATAAACTAAAAAAGTATCTCTTATTAAAAGCTTCAATGGTTTACTTTCTTTTTCAATATATCGCATTTCTAAAAATTTTACTAATAAAAATGTAATTGCTATTACTGCTGATGTGATAAATATATTTGTAATCATTTCTTAATTTATTTAAGAACAATGTTATTTAAAATTTTACGCAATTTATTATAAACAATTTATTCTAAAACTTCAATTTCATCTATTAATAAGTCTGGTAGTAAATCCAATTTTGGTTCCTCAATATTATTAATATCTAAACTATCTAAAGTAAAATCTTGGTCTGAAATATTTAACCTAATATTGTTATCTTCATCTTCTAATTCTTGCTTTCTTTGCTCATTTCTTATCATACTTATTTCTTCCAATCTTTCAATATTTTTTGGCGCGTTGATTTGAGAGACACCATTTTCGTTTTTAATATAGTCTATGTCATTAAAACTTACACCAGTGCTTTTTTGAGGTGTTTCTGAAACAGGTCCCATAATTGGCTCATGAGTTACTTCTTCTTTAACTTCTTCAATAACATCTTCTTCGACAGTTTCATCCATATAAGCCTTCAAAATAGCTTCAACTGGAATACTTTCTCTTAATGTATTCAATATACATTCTTGAACGATAATTTCTAATTCTCTGTAATTTTTCTGAATGATTAATGGTTCAATACCAATTTGAAATAGATAT